GTGTAAAACCTGATGGACAATTATGGTTTCACCCAGGCTCTATCAGACAATATGCATTACATGCTGGTCATATGGATAGTCAAAACATAGTGTTATGGGACTGTTGGGTAGAGAAGGAGTTAATGCCTCACAAACCTATTATAACATTTGAACAATGGAGAGATATCTTTAAAGTAGATAGAAATCAATGGGTAGATGCAAAAGGATTTCCTGACATAGAAGGTGGAGAGAGTTATAGTAAAATGCCTATGTTAGAATGGCATGTTGATGAAGATAGACCTAAGTTTTATGAAACTGCATATAGAATACAGGAAGAACTGTTTAATTTCAAAAAACCAAAACTAATAGGTGAGTGTGAAGATTCCGTTAAAGACTGTTTTGAAGATAACACTGAGTGTTTAGAAATACATATGAAAAAAGGAATCTTCTATAAACCAATGTTTTTAAGTTTGTTCTCATGGCCTTTTGATAAGAAAGAATGGGAATGTGAAGAATTCTTTATTAGAAAAACCTTTTAAAAGCATAAATAATAGACAATGGCAGGTCTATTTGAAAAATTACAAAACGAATCTCCTTCGGAATTAGAACAAAGGAGTTTCGAATCATTAGAATGGTTCAAAGACAACCTAAGATATGTAAAGGTAAGACCCGACCAAACACTGAGAGAAGGTGAAGTGGTCACTACACTTGAAATAGGTAGAATGTATATGTATTTCTATGAGGCTAAACATAAAAATACATTACCTTACTTTGATAGATTCCCTTTAGTCATACCAGTTAGAAAGTATGCAACTGGATTTATAGGAATCAATTTACATTACATTGCACCTCGTTATAGAGTTTTATTCTTAGAAGAGTTATATGAATATACAAACAATAAAGACTATGACGATACAACTAGATTTAGATTAACATACGAATTACTGAAAGGTGTATCAAGATTGAAGTATTATAAACCATGTTTAAAAGAATATCTCTATGGTCACATTGCAAGTCAATTCAGTTTAGTCCCGTCTCAATATTGGGAAATAGTTGCAATGTTGCCGTCACAACAATTTAACGTTAACGCAAATTCTGTATATGCAGATAGTAGAAGGAAAGTAGTATGAGTGTAGGTATTGGAGAGTTTATATCTTATTTCGATACGGGTGCAAGACCCAATTATTTTGATGTTCAAATCATAGGTGGTGATTCACAAGGTGGTTTTCAATTCAAAACTAATGACGGACATAACTTCCGTTGTATCAATGCAACCTTCCCAGGCGTTGAACTGGGAACTAATGAGGAATCAACATTTGGAGCTCCTCGTCAAATCCCTGATGGAACAGTTAGTTATGACGGTGGACTTGCATTAACATTCTTATGTGACACTTTCTTCTACGATAGAATTCTTATCGATGCATGGCAACGTATGATATTTGAAGGTTCACCTGCGAACAGTTCACATAGTAGAGAGAGGGGAACAAAATTTCAACCAGTCATGAGATACTTAGACGATTACACTGGAACTATCAATGTTGCACAATTAAGTCAAGGTGGAAATCAAAGAATGTTATACGAATTTCAAGACGTATATCCAGTATCATATTCAGAACAATCAGTTGCAAGTTCAAACGAAGCAGGTGGAATTATGGAGTTTGAAGTCACATTTGAATACAAAAACTTTGAAGTTTCATATCCAAGTGACGAGGACGAAGTAAGAACAATAGAACCAATGGACAATGGTGCAAAACAAGACCCATTAGGAAAAGGAAGTATTTTAGGTGCAACAATGGATACACTCAAAGTATTGTCTAGGTTCAATCCAAAGGCTGGAGAATACCTAAATAAACTAAGTGGTCTTGAAGGCCAAATTACACGTGGTAAGAATATCAGTAGAAAAATTGGTGGTCTTCCCATAGGTGGTGGTGATAATTAAGAATTAATTAATAAAGTGAGGATAATATAATGGCATTACCAATACAGTCGACACCGACTTATAGAACAGTTTTACCAGTGAGTGGACAAGATATAGAGTATCGTCCATTTCTAGTAAAAGAACAGAACATTTTAGTTCAAGCTAAAGAAGGTGCAGACGCAAAACAGACTATGCAATCTGTTAAAAAATTGCTACAAGCAGTGACCAATGACAAAGTGGTTATTGAGGAATTACCAACTACAGACTTGGAATGGTTATTCATTCAAGTAAGAAAAGTATCTGTAGGAGAAACATCAAAATTAATGTTTCCATGTGTCAATAGAGAGTGTCCGAATACAAAAGACGTGACACTTAACTTAGATTCTATTGAACCTGAAGGTGAAATTCCTGAAGACTACACTGTCATGATTACTGACAAAGTGGGTTTAACATTAAGTATACCTACTGTTGCTGGAGTTGAGAAGGTCGCAGACCTAACAGAAGAAGCACAAACAGTAGAACTTATTAAAGAGTCCATAGTAAACATTTTTGACGAAGAGAATGTTTATGAAGGTGCAGATTTGACTAAAACAGAACGAGACGAATTTGTGGAATCATTAACTTTCCCTCAGTTGGAACTTTTAGGAAATTGGTTTGATACACTTCCTAAATTAACAACTAGTTTAGATTGGGATTGTGATGAATGCGGAACGAGGAACGAACAGAAGTTAGAAGGAATTCAGAATTTTTTTTAATAGCTCTTTCTCATGAAAGCGTGTTTAATCATTATAACACTAACTTTCAATTAATGCAACACCACAAGTATTCATTGACTGAATTAGACAATATGATACCTTGGGAAAGAGAGATTTACATTAAACTGTTAATGCAACATCTCAAAGAAGAGAAGTCTAGACAAGAGGCAGAAAATGCTAAAATGAAAAGACGATAATTTAACAACATAATAAGGACACAAATTATGGCGGACACAATCATAAAGGAAAACAATACGACTAACGAAGTTGAAATTTCCTTAGACAAATACATGAAACTTATCGACCAGTTAGACGAACAGGAAGATAAGATTAAGGAAATGCAAGAAGAGGCCAAGAAAGCTAGGTCACAACTTGCACCACCTAAAAGAAAATTCATGGATTTGTTCTTAGACGACAATGATATAAATGAGAAATCAATTATTGGTTTTATCTCATTTGCATTAATGACTGTATTCGGTATTTGTGATTTGGTCACTGCATTCGCAGGTAAAGACCTTGTAATCTCAGATACTATTTACACTTCATTTGTCGTTGTGACACTAGGTGCATTTGGTATTAGTGAAGCAGGAAAAGCCTTCGGCGGAAAATAGGAAAGTATAAATGGCTGACGAATTTGATAAGTCAATCGAACAACAGAAGAAAGAATTCTCTAAAGAACTTCAGGACGTTAATGCAAAGTTAAAGCCTGGGTTTCAGAAAATCATAAAAGATTTAGAAGAGGCTTCACCTCAGATTGCTAAGATAACTGCAGACTTTAGGGAATCTAGTAAGGATACCTTTAAGGGTGCTTTGGCAACAAGTAAGTTGAAAGACCTTTCGTCAATCGTTGACAAATATATGTCGGGTGCAGAAGTTTCAGCAGCTGAAATGGAGAAACTTCAAAAGAATTTCACTACAGAAGTAGACGGAGTTCAAAAAGGATTCAACTTCAATGGAATGAGAATTGCACAACAGTCATTTAATAAAACACAGGAAACTGTAAACAGAATTGAAAAAGCAAAACAAGCTGCATACTTAAAAGAAACTCAAACCATTAGAGAAAATTTTAGAACTGCAGAGAAAGCTTATGAAGCAGGTTCAATCAATGCAGTAGAATTTGCAGAAGCACGTGCTAAGTTTGAAGAAGAAAACAATAAAGCACAATCAGAAGTTAATGATAAGTATGACGCAGGTTTAGACTTTGAAAGAAAGAAACTTGCAGAACGTGAAACTAAACTACAAGGATTTACAGACGATTATAAAGCAGGACTAGAAACTGCAACTGATAATGCTGGATTACAAAAATTCAGTGACGGGATAGACGAACTATTCGGTGTTGACATACTTGGTTTTGCAGATAGTATGACCAAAAAGGTTAATGCAATCGGTGACATTATGGGTTCTATCGGTGGTGCATTAGGTGAAGCTGGTGAAGGACTAAAAACCAAAGTTGGTGGTTTCATGGGCGGTGTCAAAGACTTCTTTACACCCAAAGCTAAAGAAGGTGGTAAAGACGAAGGTGTCATTAAAGGTGCAGTAAAAGGTAAAGCTGATGCAATGGCAAAAGGAATGTCTGACAAAGCTGCAGACAAAGGTGTCGGATTACCTGCTAAATCAGGCAAGAGTGGTGGTTTCTTAAAATCAATTGCAAACGGAGTCAAAAAATTTGGTGACTCTAAAGTATTAAAAGGTGCATTAACACTTGGTATACTTGGTGGAACAGTAGGACTTCTTGCAATAGGACTAAAACAATTTACTGGACTAGACTTCAAAACTATGTTAAAAGGTTTTGTTGCACTTGGTGCTTTAATAATGTTTGCAAGACTTATCGGTAAAGCAACATTCGGAATTCTTAGAGGAGCTCTTGCAATCGGTATATTGGGGACTGCATTAATTCCATTTGCATTTGCACTTAACTTAATGAAAGACGCAGGTTTAGGAACTATACTAACCATTGCAGTTGGACTTGCCGCACTAGGTGTTGCAGCTGCAATATTGGGTGGTATGCTTCCAATAATGTTAATGGGTGCCCTTGCAATCGCAGCCTTAGGTGCAGCTCTAATTCCATTTGCATATGCAGCTCAACTAGCTGCTGGTGCATTCAGTATGTTTATTGGTGACGTTATAAAGATTAGTATGGTTGACGGTGCAAACTTAATCTTAGTTGGTGCTGGATTAGCAGCGATTGGTGCTGGTCTAGTTGCAATGACTGGTGGTAGTCTGTTAGGAAGTCTAATGGAAGGTATCGGAAGTCTGTTCGGTGCAAAATCTCCTATGGAGAAGGTCACTGACTTTGCAAAAGGTTTACAAGACGTAGACATGACAAAGATATCTCAACTAGGAGTTGCATTCAAAAATCTTAGTAATGCAAAAGACGCTATTGAGTTATTTAATAACGTTGATGCAAAAGCAAAAGGTTTAAAAAGATTTACAGAATCAGTAGACGAACTTTCAGAAGCACTTATCAGATTAGAAGAAGGAGCTCCTAAGAAGAAAGGTTGGTGGGATTCAATGGTTCAGTTAGCTGGTAAACTAATGGGAACCACTGAAGGACAAAGAGTAGAAGAACAAATTACACAATCTGAAGATAGATTAGTTAAGAAACAACAAGTCCAACAAGAAGTTCAAATAGACCCAACTGGTGTTAACGGCCCTGTATCAGATAGTGCAATGTCATGGGAAATGTGGGAAACCAAACAAAAACTTCTTGCAGATAGAGCAGAAGCATTCCCCGAACATGAAAAAATGCGTCAAGAATTTTATAATAAAAAGAATAACAGTGGTAAAGAAATAGCAGAGGTTCAAGCAGAAGAGGTTAGATTATCTAGACTGCAAAATCAAATGTTAGAACACAATATTGTTGCAAGACAAAAATTTGGAATACCACATTTATATTCACCCGAAGAAATTGCAGCTGCTGGTGTTCAAGATACTGGTGGTGCAGTTAAAAATGCAAGACAAGAAGTGTCTGCAAGTGCTGGAACGGGTAATCAAATTGCAATGGCAAGTAATCAAAACATTGTCAATCAAGGAAGAACATACAATAACCTAAACAAACCACAAACTAACAATGACGACTATTCAGTCTATAAGTTTGGTGGTGCAATGGGTATTGATGACGGTGACTTCTAGTCTATTCTTTTACGAATTTATATTTTGAGTTTCTAGGGATAATCTTAGTCTTATCTTTGTGGACTTGGGTATGTCCATGGGTAGGTGTTTCTTTACGAACACTGACATTGGGTTTTGGTTTGCCAAAGATTTTCTCCCAGTTATCTGAGTAAAGTTCTTCGTTTGAGTTCCGTCTTTTGGAACCCTTTCCTCCATGCCATTGTGTCATAATTCATTATAGTAGTGGTGGTTGATAATTCCAGTAAATGTATACTGCAGCTATTACACCTAGTATCCCTATCAATGCAGAGATAACAAATTGTTTGATAATTCTCTTCTCTCTTTTAGTTCTCATCTAATTCTTATATTTCTATAACCAGCTTGTTCAGCTCTTTTCTTATCAAGTTTTTTCTTTCTCTTTAAATCTTGATTCCTTTGATTCCTTAAATCATTCGCTTTGACATGATACTTTCTATCACGACATTCTTGAACAATACCTTTTTTCTCACATGCCTTTTTAAATCTTCTTAGCATTCTGTCGAAAGGTTCGACATTCTTATTCTTTGGGTTAACTCTTGGTTCTACGTATGGCATATTATTTGAAAAACTGTTCTAAGGATTCCTCTCTGTTTTTAATTTTATCTGAACTATATTCTAGTTCTCCTTCTTTACGAAACACTAGGACAAATTCATGAACCTTTGCAGTGTATCTTTTACTTGCACACTTACCTGCTTGTAAGGCTGCAAATATAGTGTCGTTCTTCATTACAATTATATCATGTAATTTGAGACCCGACTTAGTAAACATATTTATGGTATCAGAATGAAACGGAATATACTTCCCGTCTTTTCTCCAATCCCCACAAACCCAAACAGCAAAACCGCCTGGCTTTAAAACTCTCTCTATGTTGTTTCCACAAACTTGTATCCTTTCACTAAAGTCTTCATACTTTCGTAGGTCGGATAATTGACCTTCTGCACTTTCGTATCTTTCGATATCACCATATGGTGGACAAGTCATAACTAGGTTTGCACTCTCATCATCTGTATGAGACATTTCACACCCGTCACTTTCTATAATATCGTAGTATCCGTCAAAGGAATGTCTTCCCATTTCCTCTCTGACTTTACTTACTGTTTCAGAAGATACGTCATAACCAACGTAATCTCTTCCTAATGAAGCAGACACAAATGCACGTGTCATTCTTCCAGCAAAAGGGTCAACGATTGTATCACCAACCATAGACCAGTATTGAACAATGTTCTCACATAAACCAGCATGAAACTCTGACATCATTAAACCATTAGGAAGACGAGGACAAACTCCTCTCTTTTCTTCGTATGCAGTTAAGTATGCATCGTCCCAATTGTTCTTAGATGATTTAGTAGGTGTTATAACCGACTGAGGGTTCCAACCAAACTGGTCGATAACCCTTTCGTTTTCATTCCATGGTAGAATGTTTTTATAATATTCACTTTTCATAATAATCTTAAAAGTGTGAAGTCACCCCACGCCTTACAGCAACCCGTTCTTCACCGACCAACTCCGCATCATAATGATGTTGTTGACCTTTCCCTTACTAAGCACCCCCTTCATTTCCACGGTCTTAGTGTTGTGGTTGTCTCTATTCACGGACACATTGTAAAATAAACAACCACCCCTAATTAGAAATTAACTATCTGAAGCTAACTTCTTAAAGTAATCCATCGCGTCGTCTTCTTCCACTTGTGGTGAAGATTCTGCTGATGCAATTACAGGTTCTTCTGCAACACTTTCAGTGTTAACATTAGACCAAGGCACTTCGTCTAGGTCTTCTGCTACTGACTCTGCAGTTGCATTAGATACGTTCCCAGTTAATCCAAGAACTCTATCGAGTTTCTCTTTGAGTTCATCATATGTTTTGAACTCACTAGGTGCAATCACTTCTTGCAATGAATAGGTAGAGTTATTTATCTCATTTAACCTATCTTCATCGTCAAAAAGTGGAGAAGGTGAATCGAACTCTGATTTATCATAGTTCCAGTATCCGTCTACTTTTCTGATTTTGATTTTGAAGTTTGCACCTTCTCCTCTTAAATCAAAAGGATTGATTGCTTGTTCGTCTTCAAAAGCAGGTGATATTGCTTCTTTGAGTTGTTCAAAGATTTTTTTACCGTATCTATATTTAAATACTTTTCCTTCGTTATCGGGATTTTTTGGGTCTGAGATAACATAGACATTAGACACATAATGTAAACGTCTTTTCTGTTTACGTGCAATTTCTTTGTTAGCTTCAATCCCAGTATTCCATAACTGAGAATTGTATTCTGAGACAGGGTCTTGTTTATTGAGGGTAGTCAAAGACTTCTCAATATACCAGCCACCTGGCCCTTGGAACCCGTGGTCGAAATATGATACCCAAGGCATTTCTTCGTTTTCGGGAGTTGGTAAGAAACGAACTACTGCATAACCATTACCTGTTTTATCAAGTTCAGGCTTCCACATAGTATCGTCTGAGTAGGATTTTTTTGCACCTTCTGTAGGTGAAGCAGTTTCCATGGCTGCTCTTAGTTTATCTAATGATGTCGACATTGTATTCTCCTATTGTATCGCATTGTTTAGCATTTTATCATGTATAAGAACCGTAGTTCCTATACTCCTATTATAGTGTATCAATGATAATCCTACAAGAGGGTTTTTCAAAGATACCTCATATTTATATAATTTAAAATCTTAGGATTTGATTTCTTATACATACTAGTGTATGTTCCTTGAAACGCTTCTATATACATAAATC